TAATTAATACAGATACACTAGCATTTAATCAATATAATTTAAATAAACAAAAAAGAGAATCTGATAAGCAAAAAATTAACAGGATAGAATCTGATCTTATAGAATTAAAAAGTTCTATAGATGAAATTAAATCATTATTAAAAGGAATTTGTAATGGATCATGAAGAATTAAAACTTGAGAATGTTTCTAAATTATTTGAATTTGAAAAAATTTCAAGAGAACTTGATACTTGCACTAATATAGATTTAATGAGAAATCTCTGTAAATGTTACGTTAAACTTTATATGAAACAACAAGAATCTATATCTTCTTTAATCTTGGATGGTCTAAATAGTTAAAAAATAGTGGAATAATGGCGAAACCTGCATCAAGACAAGAATTAAAAGATTATGCTTTAAGGCAACTTGGTGCTCCCGTTTTAGAAATCAACGTTGCAGATGAGCAGCTTGATGATAGATTAGATGATGCTCTGCAGTATTTTTATGAAAGGCATTTTGATGGAGTTGAAAAAATGTTTCTTAAGTATAAACTTACAGAAGCAGATATTCAAAGAGGAAGATCAAAAGGTGGAAGTTATAATGTTGGTATAGTAAGTACAACAGCAACTTCTCCAGTTGGATCATTTACATGGGAAGAAAATTCAAATTACATCCCTGTTCCAGATTCAGTAATTGGTGTAGAAAGAGTTTTTAAACTTGATAATAGAACAATTACATCAAATTTATTTAATGTCAACTATCAGTTATTCTTAAATGATATTTACTGGTTTAGTTCAACTGAACTTTTAAACTATTATGTAACTAAAAGATATCTTGAAGATATTGACTGGATTGTTAATCCACAAAGACAAATTAGATTTAATAAAAGACAAAATAGATTATATTTGGATATGAGTTGGGATGCCAGTACAGCAGGCAATTATTTAATTATGGAATGTTATAGAATACTTGACCCAAATGATTTTACTAAAGTTTATAATGATTCTTTCTTAAAGATGTATTTTACTTCTTTAGTTAAAAAGCAATGGGGACAAAACTTAATTAAATTCCAAGGAGTTAAACTTCCTGGTGGAATCGAATTAAATGGAAGACAAATATATGATGATGCTGTAAAAGAATTGGAATCAATTAGATTGAGAATGTTGAGTGAGTATGAAACTGCTCCATTTGACCTTATTGGTTAGTATTATGAAATACTACACATATGCTTATTTAAGAGAAAATAAAACTCCTTACTATATTGGTAAAGGAAAAGGAGATAGAGCATATCATAAAAATGGACATAAATCTCATGGAATTAATTTGCCCCCAATTGAAAGAATTATTATTTTAAAAAATAATCTAACAGAAATTGAAGCACTGCAACATGAAAGATATATGATTTCAATTTTTGGAAGAAAAGATTTGGGTTCTGGGATTTTATATAATAAAACTGATGGTGGAGACAATCCACCAAAAGCAAAACCAAATCAAATTAATAGAATAAAAGCAATACAAAATTTTTGGGACAATTTATCCCAAACTGAAAGAAAAACAAGAGGAAATAAAATTTCAAAAACTAAAAAAGGAAATGGAAATCATCTACCAACATGCAAAGTTGTTATAAATGAATTAAATATTGAATTTAATTCAATAAAAGAATGTGCTCAATATATTAATGGGGATCCTTCTGCAATTGTAAAATGTTTGAATGGAAAGAGGCAAAATAGTCATAAAGGATATACTTTTAGTAGGTTATAGATATGTTAAATCCATTTTTCATACAAGGCACTTCTGGAGAACAAGGTCTTGTTCAAGATTTAATTAATGAACAATTGAAAATGTATGGCATAGAAATTTATTATATGCCAAGGCAAATCATTTCGGAAGGAAAAATAATTAGAGAAGTTTTATATTCAAAATTTGAAAAGGCATTTCCAATAGAAGCATATTTAGTCAACTATGAAGGATTTGATCCCAACAGTGTTTTAATGTCGAAATTTGGTGTTAAAGTCACTGATGAGATGACATTGATTATTTCAAAAGAACGTTTTGAAACTTACATCTCTGAGTTAATGAAAGGGGATCAATTTATAAAAAATATTTTAAGACCTAATGAGGGGGATTTGCTTTACATTCCATTAAGTGACAGCTTTATGGAAATTAAATATGTAGAAAATAGAAAACCCTTTTATCAACTTCAAAAAAATTATGTTTATGAATTGAGATGTGAGGTATATGAATTAGAAGATGAAGAAATTAACACCACAATTAGTGAAATTGATAGATCAATTAAAGATCTTGGATATGATGCCACATTATCACTTTCTGCAATTGGATCAACTGCAACTGCATATACAAGTATAGTTACTGGGGGAATACAAAAAGTAGATATTATTAATGGTGGATATAGATATACTTCTGCACCATCTTTAGTAGTATCATCACCAATATCTGGAACTAAGGGAAGACTAGTAGGATTTACAACAGCAAAAAGGGGATTATTATCTTCTCAAAGTTTAGAAGAAGTTTATATTGAACAACCTGGAGATGGATATGATCCAAATAGACCTCCTATTGTAAGTTTTTATGGTGGGGGTGGATATAATGCAGAGGTTAGAGTCGGTATAGCTACCTCAGGAAGTATTGGAAGAATTATTTTAACCAATTCTGGACAAGGTTATGCAACAGAACCAACAGTCACAATTTCTGGACCAGTAGGTGGAGGGGTGACTGCAATAGCAAGAGCATTTATAAATGCCAGTGGAGGAATTTCTACTATTAGAATACTGAATGCTGGATATGGATATACATCTGTCCCAACTATTACCATAGGAGCAGGATCTACAATTTCACTTGGTAACTTTATCTTTAATGAAGAAGTTGTTGGTTCTATTTCAAATGCAACAGGATTGGTTAAGAGTTGGAATGCGCAAACTAAAAAACTTACAGTTACTGGATTTGGAACTGACTTTGTTATTGGAGATACTATTGTTGGTGCAGCATCAAGTGCAACTTATGTTGTGTCTAAATACGATACATTCTCATCAACTTCAGCATTTGATCAAGATCAGGAAATACAAGAAGAATCTGATGATATTTTAGTATTTACTGATATAAATCCATTTGGTGAAGTATAAAATTATAAAGATTTAAAATGTTTGGAAGATACTTTTACAACAAAGGAATACATAAAACAGTAACTGCTTTTGGCACACTGTTTAATGATATTCAGATTAGACACTATGATCAAAATGATGATCCAATATCAGTATTAAAAGTTCCTTTGTCATATGGTCCTGTTCAAAAGTTTTTGGCTAGAATTGAACAACAACCAGCAGGTGATAGAAAAGTAGCACTAACTCTCCCAAGAATGTCATTTGAAATGACATCTATAGATTATGATGCTCAAAGAAAAGCATCAGTTATTCAAACATTTAAAGCACCAAAAACAGTTGATGGTAAAGTTGTAAATAAAGTTTATTGCCCAGTACCATATAATATTGGTTTTGAACTTAATATTTTAGCAAAAATACAGGATGATGTTCTCCAAATTGTAGAACAAATTCTTCCATTTTTCCAACCATCATTCAATGTCAGCGTTAGAATGATTCCTGAAATTAATGAAGTAAGAGATATTCCTATTGTTTTAAACAGAGTTGGATTTAGAGACGATTATGAGGGAGATTATACTACAAGAAGATCTATTATATACACTTTAAACTTTACAGCAAAAACATACTTATTCAGTGAGATTTCTGAAGATAGTTCTGGTCTCATTAAGAAAGTTCAAGTTGATTATGCAACAGAGGCTCTACTAAATGCAAAACGTGAAGTTAGATATACAGTAACTCCTAAAGCACTTCAGGATTACAATAATGATAATGTAATAGATACTGCAGATGATCCTCTTATTCCTTATGGAGATGATTTTGGATTTAATGATGAGATTACAGAATTCCAAGATTTCAAAGAATACAGTGCATCTCAAGGAATTGATGTTTGATATATAGTTTATGCGAAACAAATTTACTAAGATAGAAGAATCACTTAATATAGAGACAACAATTGTCCCTATAATTGATCCTGTCGAAATTAAACCTATAGATAATCCAGATGACCCCCAAAAAGATTATGAATACAGCAGGGGACAACTTTATAGTTTAATTTCAAAAGGGCAAGAAGCAGTTGATGGAATATTAGAAATAGCACAAGAATCAGGACATCCAAGAGCATTTGAAGTTGCAGGACAATTAATTAAATCTGTTGCAGATACTACAGACAAATTAATTGATCTTCAAAAGAAAATGAGGGATTTAGATTCTCCTCAAAAAGGTCCTACAACAGTAAACAATTCACTTTTTGTTGGGTCCACTGCAGAACTTTCTAAACTTATAAAGCAAGGTCTTCTAAATAATGCAGAAGAATAATAATTAATATGAAAGACCCAAAAGGACCTGTAAAAGCATATAAATCTCCAGAAGAAGTTGCTAAAAAGCATAAAGTTTCTCTGGACAAAATTATGCAGCAAGTAAAAATGGGCACTAAGGTTGAAGGTGAGCACACCACAAGTAAAAGTGGCGCAAGAATTACTGCATTGCAACATGTAGATGAATTTCCAGATTATTATACAAGATTAAAAAAAGTTGAAAAAATAAAAGAAAGTAACGAAGAAGCAATCAGACACAGAACAAGAAAACCTTCCCAAATTCAAAAAAAAGTAAAACTTGCGTATTTGTTGTCTAAAATGGAAACAACTCCAAAAATTAATAAAGAATCTTTAGAAGTAGCAAAGATGGGTCTTGAAGGAAAAAGATACTGCAAACTTTGTAGAAAGGCAGAAACCCAAGATGAATGTTCTTATGGTCCAGAAATGTGGACTAGATTTTCTATTGCCACTGTACATCCAGCAAATGAAGAAGTTTTAGGAGAAAAGAAAGGTCTTTGGGATAACATTCATGCTCGTAGAAAAGCAGGCAAACCACCCAAAAAACCTGGAGAAAAAGGGTATCCAAAAACACTTGATATTAAAGAAGACCATAAAGAAATTGCTTCTGGAAAGAAGAAAGATGAAGAAGGATATATGGCAAATATTGAAATGGATAAGATGACAAAATCTGTTGAAATTTTAAGAAAGATTATTAAAAAACCAGACATGCAACTTCCTGCATGGGTTCAATCAAAAATTACTAGAGCAGCAGATTTTATTGATACTGCAGCAGAATATATGTCTAGTGATGAAACTGTATCTGAAGGATTAAAACAAGCACGTAAAAATGTTGGTGCTAGTAAGTGTTGGCCTGGTAAAGTTGCCAAAGGAACCAAAATGAAGGGAGGAAGGGAAGTTCCTAATTGTGTTCCTGCAAATGAAGATTCTTGCATGACATTCTCCCAGTTTATGCAACTTGCAGAAGTTGCTGCATGGCAAAGAAAGGAAGGTAAAAATAGAGAAGGTGGACTTAATGAAAAGGGAAGAAAATCTTATGAGAATGAGAATCCTGGATCAGATTTAAAAGCACCTTCAAAGAAGGTTGGTAATCCTCGCAGAGCATCATTCTGTGCAAGAATGAAAGGTATGAAGTCAAAACTTACCAGTGCAAAAACTGCTAGAGATCCAGATAGCAGAATCAATAAGTCCCTTAGAGCTTGGAATTGCTAATATGAAATCCTACAAAGAGTTTCTTTCAGAATCAGTAAACATCTCAGGTAATGCATCAGTTGGAACCATTATTGTTGGAGGACAATCAACTCCACAAAAAATGGGTGAAGATTTCTCTGTAGATTTTGTTTGGCAAGGTAGCATCTACAGAGTGGACATGATTTCTGAAGATGGAATCCCATCCAAAGATAAACTAACAGAACAACTTCAAAATGAGTATCCTGGTGCTATAATTCATAACATATATCCAGGAATTCAAAAGAACACAAACATTACAAAAGTAAGCAGGTATCACCCAGCAAAATTAGAGTGGATTTGAAATTATGGCAATTTGGAATAAGAATATACAAGATTATTTAAATCAAGAGCGAACCCTTCATGAATCGTATATTCAAGCTGATCAATATGGAAATATTATAAATGAAGGTGCTACTGGTAGAGGTGCTTTTGGTGAATATGCAGTTTCTGAAATTACTCCAGTAGTTCAGTTAGACCCAATCTATGGTCTTCCCACAAACAGTTTTCAAACATATTCCTTTAGTAGTGGAATAGCAACAACTAGAAACAGTTTATTTGTTGCAGAAACTGGGACAAGTGCATATGGGTATGGTGTAGTTCGTTCAAAAAGATTTTTAAGATATAGACCAGGGCAAGGAGGAGTTGCAAGATTTACTGCTTGTTTTAAGAATCCAACTCAAGGTGTCACTTTAAGAGCAGGATTTTTTAGTCAGGAATCTGCACTACAGGTTGGATTTAATACTAATGGGAAATTTGGCATTCTTCGTCAGTATGGAACAAAAGCAGAAATTAGAAAACTTACAATCACTACTGCAGCAAGTTCATCAGGAATATCCACTGTTATTTTAAATGGAACTTCTTATAATGTATCTCTTGTAAATGATGCAGGAATCACATCAGCAACAGCAGCAAAACTAGGATTTGGCACTTCATATACAACTCATATTCCAGACCAAAGAGATAATACTATTATATTTTTAGCAAATTCAGTTGGACCACAGACAGGTAATTTTCAATTTCTTCCAGGAACAACAGGAGCAGTAGGAACATTTACAACAATTCAAACTGGTGTAACTGCTACAGAAGAATGGACATATCAAGAAAATTGGAACTTAGATAATTTGACTGGTGTTGGTGGTACATCAAATCCATCTGGAGTTACTTTAGACACCTCAAAATTAAATGTATTCCAAATCAACTATCGCTGGTTGGGTGCAGGTGAGCAAAGATATGCAATGGAAAATCCAGTAAATGGAGATATGATTTTCATTCATCATGCTCATTATAGTAACAGACATACCACTCCTTGGGTAGATAATCCCTCATTTAAAATTGGATATGCTGCTGCAAATTTAACTGGTGTTGGTATTGCTTCAACTGCTTCTGTTTGTGGGGCATCCCTAATGATGGGTGTTGAAGGTAAGATTATTCAAAATGTATATCCAAGTTCTGCATTTAGAAGTACTAGTACATTAACTAACAGTGTTCTAAATCACTTAATTACCATTCAAAATCCAACCACAAATAATGGAGTACTAAACTCAAGAGAAATCATTATGAAAGGATTGAGTGGAACATTTAATAGTGGAAATGTGCCTGCAGAAATTTTCGTATTTTTAGATGCTCCTTTGGCAACAGGTTCTCATATTTTTAATACTCAACCAGGAGGAAATTCAATAGCATTAGTTTCTGAGGCAACTGGAACCATAAGTGAAACTACTAATACTCCAATTTTATCTTATGCAATACCAAGTAGTGGATCATTAAATATTGATTTGTCTAGTTATAGAATTGTAATTTCACCTGGAAGTAATATTTCTCTAGGAATAAAAGCATCTAATATTACATCAGCTAATTCTTCCCTTATCTGGGAAGTTGATTAAACTTAAACATTGAGGTAGAAGATTTTTATTATGCCAAATGATATTTACTTAGGTAATCCCCTTTTAAAAAAGGCAAATACTCCTATACAATTTTCAGAAGATCAAATTCTTGAATTTGTAAAATGTAAAAAAGATCCAGTATATTTTGCAAAGACATATGTTCAAATTGTAACTTTGGATCATGGTCTTCAACCATTTAAACCATACACGTTTCAAGAAAAGTTAATTAAAAATTTCCATAACAATAGATTCAATATCTGTAAGATGCCTCGTCAAACAGGTAAATCTACAACTGTTGTTTCTTATTTGCTTCATTATGCAATTTTTAATGATAATGTAAATATTGCAATTCTTGCCAACAAAGCATCCACTGCAAGAGATCTGCTTCAAAGATTACAAACTGCTTATGAAAATTTGCCTAAGTGGTTGCAGCAGGGAATCATAGCTTGGAACAGAGGTTCCATGGAACTAGAAAATGGTTCTAAGATTCTTGCTGCTTCCACATCAGCATCTGCAGTTAGAGGTGGATCCTATAACATCATCTTCCTTGATGAATTTGCATTCGTTCAAAACCACCTTGCAGATGACTTCTTTGCATCTGTATATCCTACAATTTCTTCTGGTCAATCTACAAAGGTAATTATTGTTTCTACCCCCCATGGTATGAACCATTTTTATCGTCTTTGGCATGATGCTGAAAGAGGTAAAAATGAATATGTGCCAACTGATGTTCATTGGACAGAAGTTCCAGGAAGAGATGAAAAGTGGAAAGCACAAACCATTGCCAACACCTCTGAACAACAGTTCAAGATTGAATTTGAGTGCGAATTCTTAGGATCAGTTGATACCTTAATCGCACCAAGCAAACTTAAAAGTTTGGTATATGATACTCCAATTAAACAAAGTAAAGGATTGGATGTTTATGAAAATTCCAGTCCAGAAAAAGATTATGTAATTACTGTTGATGTGGCAAGAGGGGTTGGTAGTGATTATTCTGCTTTTGTGGTTTTTGATATAACTACATTCCCACATAAAATTGTGGCAAAGTATAGAAATAATGAAATCAAACCAATGCTTTTTCCAAACATCATTTATGATGTAGCAAAAAATTATAACAGTGCATTTATTTTATGTGAAGTAAATGATGTTGGAGATCAAGTAGCAGCAATTATTCAATATGATTTAGAGTATCAAAATCTTCTTATGTGCTCTATGAGAGGTAGGGCAGGTCAAATTGTTGGACAAGGTTTTTCTGGTAAGAAAACTCAACTTGGACTCAAAATGTCTAAGACAGTTAAGAAAGTTGGATGCTTAAATCTTAAAACAATGATTGAGGAGGACAAACTAATTTTTAATGATTATGAGATCATTAGTGAACTTACCACATTCATTCAGAAACACAACTCTTTTGAGGCAGAAGAGGGTTGTAATGATGATTTGGCAATGTGCCTTGTAATCTATGCTTGGTTGGTTGCACAGGACTATTTCAAAGAACTTACAGAACAAGATGTTAGGAAACGATTATATGAAGAGCAAAAGAATCAAATAGAACAAGATATGGCACCATTTGGATTTGTTCTTACTGGCATTGAGGACGAACCTATAGTTGATGTTGATGGAGATGTTTGGCACACTGATGAGTATGGAGATATGTCTTACATGTGGGACTACAGGTAAAAGGAGAAAATTATAAATACTTTTAGAGCAAAAATGAAGCATTTAGAGGAGTCAAAATGGCGCTTAGCTTAGCATCTCCAGGTATTAAAGTAAGAGAAGTAGATTTAACCAGAGGTGGTATCAGTAATACTACTTCATTATCAGCTGGTATTGCTGCACCTTTTTCAAAAGGTCCAGTCAATCAAATTGTTACTATTACAAGTGAAACTGAATTACTATCAGTTTTTGGCAAGCCTTCAGTCAATGATTACCATTATGAAGCATGGTATTCAGCATCCAACTTTATGGCATATGGTGGAAGCTTAAATGTTGTTAGATGTTCTGGAACTAACCTCAAAAACTCAAATGCTGGTGTTGCCCAAACATCATTGACTACTCTTAAAATTGAAAATTACACTGATTATCAAGAAGATTTTATTGATGACACCACATTCTTCTGGACAGCAAAAAATCCAGGTTATTGGGGAGAAGGTCTTAAGGTTTGTGTAATAGATAACTTTGCAGACCAAATTTTATCAGGTGTATCTACTGCAAATGTTCTTGTTGGATATGGTGTAACTCAAGCACTTGCAGGTGTAGTTGCTGGAGTTGGAACAACTTCTGCTGCTTCAGGATATCTTAAAGGCATTGTTACTGGGGTTGGAGCATCTAGCATCACTGTTAAGGTTGTATCTAAGGTAATTGGTGCTGTAGAAACTATTCAGGAATATACAGAAAACAGCACATATGCATTTACCACTTCTCAAATTGGTATTCATACAGCAGGTGCAACCACAGTTGGAACAGCATCAACAGTTTTAACTGCAACTTCAGTTGCAGATTGGTACAACAGTCAGTATGTACTTAGCACTGCAAATGGCGATTATACAGATTTATCTTGGAGAAGCATTGCACCAAAACCAAGAAATAATGCATATGTAACTGAAAGAGGTGGTTCTAATGATGCATTGCATGTTGTTGTTTTAGACAGCAAAAAACCAGGAAATATTTCAGGTTCCCCACAAGCACTTTTAGAAAAATTTGTAAATCTTTCTAAAGCAAAAGATGCCACAATTTCTCCTTCACAAAATGTATACTACAAAGATTATCTTGGATTAAATTCACAATACATTTATGCAGGCAAATCAATTGGCGATGCTACAAATGCAATTTGGGGAGTAGATCCAGTACAAGCTAAGTTCTCTGCTAACTTTACTCCTGTTTCAGAATCTTTAGGTGTTTGGGGAGTAGAATCAGATGCAGTAAACTTTAATGTTGTTGGAAACAAAACATTTGAGTTAAATGGTGGTAAAGATTATAGTGGAGATAATAACATTGGAGGACTTGCAGTATCCTTAGCAAATCTTTCAGATTCATATGATCTGTTCACTTCAGACACTGCTTCTACCATCAATTTCTTACTTCAAGGAAGTGCATCTCTTGGTAAAGAAGATGAGCAAGCAAAAGCTAATAAAATGATTAGCATTGCAGAAACTAGAAAAGATTGTATTGCAGTTATCTCTCCATACAGAGAAGGTGTTGTTAATGTAACACCAGCAGCAACTCAACTGACAAATATTTTATCATTCTTCTCCCCATTAACTTCTTCATCTTATGCAATATTTGATAGTGGGTATCAGTATGTTTATGATAGATATAACCAACAATTTGTTTACATTCCATGTTCTGCAGATGTTGCAGGTCTCTGTGTAAGAACAGATATTGATCAATATCCTTGGTATTCTCCTGCAGGTAAGACAAGAGGATCTCTTAAGTTCCCAATTAAACTTGCATACAATCCAGGACAAGATGATAGAGATAGGCTTTATTCACAAAGAATTAACCCTATAATCTCATCACCAGGATCTGGCATTATTCTCTTTGGAGATAAAACTGCACTTGCTTATCAATCAGCATTTGATAGAATTAATGTTAGAAGATTGTTTATTGCTATTGAACAGGCAGTTAAGAGTGCTGCAGATGCTCAACTCTTTGAATTTAATGATTCAACTACAAGAGCAAACTTCATCAACATTGTTGAACCATATTTAAGAGATGTTCAAATTAAGAGAGGAGTCACTGACTATCTGTTAGTTTGTGATGAAACCAATAACACCCCTGATGTAATTGATAGAAATGAATTTATTGCTGATATCTATGTGAAACCAGCAAGATCAATTAACTTCATTGGATTAACCTTTGTTGCTACCAGGACTGGGGTTTCGTTTGAAACAGTTGTAGGATCAGTTTAATTTAATCAGGAGAAACTAAAATGGCTACTTTTCAACAAAGAACTATTGATGCCTTTAAGTCAAAACTTAGAGGTGGTGGTGCTCGCAGTAACTTATTTGAAGTAAGTTTTGGATCAGAAGAAGGGGGTCTTCCTCAATCAGTTTTGGACTTAGGGATAACTTTCGAAGAAGGAGATTTGATGTTAATCAAATCTGCTGGATTACCTGCATCAACTATCACTGAAATTCCAGTTCCATTTAGAGGAAGAACCTTAAAACTTGGTGGAGATAGAACTTTTGATGTTTGGACTATTACAGTTCTTAATGATACTGACTTTAAATGGAGAAGATACTTTGAAAGATGGATGAACACCATCACTAAGGTATCAGATGGATCTGGTAGTCTTAATGTTTTAGATTATATGGTTGATATGAATGTTGTACAACTTTCAAGAGGTCCAATTGCTCCATTAAATATTAGAGGAAATGATAATGGGACTACTATTGGATCTTTAAGAAGGTATGTAGTAAAAGGTGTATTCCCAACTAATGTTTCACAAATTGACCTCTCTTATAATAATGAAAATGAAATTGAAGAATTTACTGTAGACCTTCAAGTTCAGTATTGGGAAGCTTATACTGAAACTGATGCTGCAGATGTTGTCTAAATAGTACATAGTTTAAAATTATACGATGGCAAAACTTTTTGGGTTTTCAATTGATGACGAAAGTACTAAGTTACCTAAGAGTGCACTATCCCCCGTCCCAGAAAATAATGAGGACGGGGCAGATTATTATCTAACTAGTGGATTTTATGGACAATATGTAGATATTGAAGGCGTATTCAGAAATGAATACGACCTGATTAAAAGATATCGTGAAATGTCACTTCACCCTGAGTGTGATGCTGCCATTGAAAATGTTGTTAATGAAGCAATTGTTAGTGATTTAAATGATTCTCCAGTTGAAATTGAATTAAGTAATCTTAATGCTAGTGATGGATTAAAGAAAATTATAAGAGAAGAATTCAAATTTATTAAAGATATAATGGATTTTGATAAAAAATCTCATGAAATCTTTAAGAATTGGTACGTTGATGGTAGACTCTTATATCACAAAGTTATTGATTTAAAAAAACCAGAGGAAGGGATTGTAGATATTAGATATATGGATCCCCTCAAAGTTAGATTTATGAGGGTTGAAAAAAAATCTGGATTAGAAAATAATAATGTACGTGTTCCAGATGATAAAAATCCCACAGCTTTCATAGAGCCTGAGATTGATGAATACTTTGTGTACTACCCAACATCAAGTATTCAAAAATATGGTGCAAGTAGCAAAGGTATTCCAATTGCAAAAGATGCAATGACCTATGTTACTTCAGGTCTTGTAGATAGAAATAGACAACTTACATTATCATATTTACATAAAGCAATTAAGGCACTCAATCAACTAAGAATGATTGAAGATGCATTGGTAATTTATAGATTATCACGTGCTCCAGAAAGAAGAATTTTCTACATTGATGTTGGCAATCTTCCTAAGGTAAAGGCAGAGCAATACCTTAGAGATGTTATGAATAGGTATAGAAATAAACTTGTTTATGATGCAAATACTGGTGAAATGCGTGATGATAAAAAGTTCATGAGCATGATGGAAGATTTCTGGCTTCCAAGAAGAGAAGGTGGTAGAGGAACTGAAATTACAACTCTTCCTGGTGGACAAAATCTTGGAGAACTTGCTGATGTTCAGTATTTCCAAAAGAAACTGTTTAGAGCACTTAATGTTCCAGAATCAAGAACTGCTTCTGATGGTGGTTTTAACTTAGGACGTTCATCTGAAATTCTTAGAGATGAATTAATGTTTGGTAAGTTTGTTGGAAGGTTGAGAAAGAGATTTAGTCAAGTTTTCCATGACATGCTTAAGACACAATTAATTCTTAAGAATATTGTTACTCCAGAAGATTGGGAAAGAATGAGTGATCATATCCAATATGATTACCTTTATGATGGACATTTCTCTGAACTTAAAGAAACTGAATTAATGAATGAACGTCTTAATTTGGCAATGGCAGTTCAACCATACATTGGTACTTATTACTCCAAAGATTTTGTAAGAAGAAAGATCTTAAGGCAAACTGATCAAGAAATTGTAGATCAAAATAGATTAATTGAAAAAGAAATTAAAGATGGTGAGTATGTAGATCCAAAAGAATTTCCTCCACTTGGTCCAAATGGATCTCCAATTTTACCAACTGATCCATCTATGATGCTTGGACAAGTTCCATTAGAACCTGGATTAGAAGGTCAAGGTGCATCAACTGATGCTCAAGCACAAGCAGCAACCAAGATTAACACTAAATCTGCAGAGATATAAATACTTTTATAAAAATTGAGGACTTTTTATGGATCCTAGTTATGATTTATTGGATATTTTAATGACTGATAATTCCGCAGAGCAGGCTTCTGATAAGATTAAAGAAATTCTTTATGCTAAATCTGCGGAAAAAATTAATTCATTAAGACCTGAAATTGCACAATCGATGTTTGGTAATATTCAAGATCAAGAATCAGAGGAAGATTGATGGCATTAAAGGTTGCACAAAACATAACAACATTATCAGTTACTACTGGTATATCTACCAGTGTTCCTATTGAACTTACTACTGGTTATTTAAGATTAACTCCAACTGTTCTTTGTAATATTGAAACTGGAGGAGCACCAGTTGCATCTTCAAATACTTTAGCTATTCCAGCAGGAACATCTGAAATTATTAAAGAAAGAGTTGCAAGACAAAAGATTGCTGGTATTACTACTGGAACATCAACAATTGTTTCTTTTGGGCAAAATTCAGGAAATCCATTTGTTGTTGGAGATTATATAACTATTGGCAACTCTGTAGGCATAGATACCTCACATACTTTAATTACTGCAAGATCAGAAAATCCATTTACAGGAGAAAGCACTGTTACTATCAGTTATGATAGTTCTTCTCTTACTGGAATTGCAGTTACTAATGCATATGCAGCAAGGAGTATTAAAGTTGCTGGTGTTGGTTCAGCATCTGGATCCTTATATATTACAGAAGTTCAAATAGCATCTCAGGCATAATCAAATGAAACTAATCACAGAAGAGATAGAATCAGTAGAAATTATTACTGAAGAAAGCAATGGAAAACAAACCCTGTATATCACAGGTCCATTTCTTCAGGCTGAAGTAACTAACAGAAATGGTAGATGTTACCCATTTCAAATTCTGGAAAGAGAAGTCAAAAGATATAATGACACATTCATTAAGAATGGTCGTGCTCTTGGAGAACTTGGACACCCAGATGGACCTACTGTAAATCTTGATAGAGTTTCCCATATGATCACTGACCTTCATTCTGAAGGAAATAACTTTGTAGGTAAAGCAAAGATTCTTGATACTCCTATGGGAAATATTGCAAAATCTCTTCTTGGAGAAGGTGTGAAATTAGGTGTTTCATCAAGAGGTATTGGATCTCTCATTGAAAAAAATGGTGTTAGATATGTTGGTGATGACTTTATGTTAGCTACTGCTGCAGATATTGTTGCAGACCCTTCTGCCCCAGATGCCTTTGTTCAAGGCATCATGGAAGGTAAAGAGTGGGTATGGGAAGGTGGAATTCTTAAAGAAAAAGCTGCTGATCAAGCTAGAAAACTTATAGAAAAACATACAAGACATAGAAAGTTAAGTGAGCAAAGAAAACTTGATTTGTTAAATCAATATCTTTTAAATCTTTAAATTATAAATAAATATAGAATAAATTAAAAAAACAAAGATTTTATTCGGAGAATACAAATGAGCGCTGGTAGCAATTTACAAGAAATGGAAGTATCTACTAAAAAATCAGTCACCGCTGTTAACAAAGGTGCTAAACCTGCAGAATCAAGACCAAGTTTTGATGCTAAGGTAGAGGGACAATCTGCTTCTTGGGAAGATCTTGGTGGACCTACTCCAACTGGAGAAAATTCACCCCTGGGAGATTCTAATAAACTTAAGACCCCTGGAGCAACTCTTAAGGCAGTAAGAAATGTAGTTAACCAGGGTGCCAAATCTGGAGATCCTATGCCAGCAAACATTGTTGGTAAGCAAGCAAGCTATGGTGAAGAGTCAGAATATGATGAAGAGTTAGTTGAAGAAATTGATGAAGATAATGAAGTAGTTGCTGAAGAATCTAAAGAGAAAGAAGAGAAAGGAGAGAAAAAAGAAAAAGGTGAGAAGGAAGATAAAGAAGATGAAGAGGATATGGAAGAAGAATTTGAAATGGACTTTTCTGAAGATGTCAATGCCTTAGTTGGCAATGAAGATCTTTCAGAAGAGTTCAAAGGTAGAGCATCACTTATTTTCGAAGCTGCAGTAAGATCAAAAATTTCAGAGATCAAAGAATCTCTGGAACTTAAGTTCAATAATGCATTAGTACAAGAAGTTGCTGCTATCAAAGAAGAGTTAACTCAAAGAGTTGATTCTTATCTGGAATATGTATCTGAAGAATGGGTTGATGAAAACTCCCTTCAGATTGAAAGTGGTCTTAAGGGTGAACTCTCTGAGTCATTCATGACTGGTCTTAAGTCACTTTTTGAAGAACATTATGTAGAAATCCCTGAAGAAAAATATAATGTGTTAGAAAATATGGTTATGAGATTAGATGAAATGGAAGAAAAACTCAACGAGCAAATCGAAAGAAATGTTCAGTTAAACCAAAGGCTTAGCGAAGCTGTAAGTGATACTATCTTTAATGATGTTACTGAAGGGTTAGCTTTAACTCAGAAGGAAAAACTTGCAGGTCTTGCTGAGAGTGTTGAGTTTGAAAGTGAATCAGAATATCGTGAGAAACTGGAAGCTCTGAAGGAATCATATTTCCCAAGAAATCCAGGATCTTCAAAAGGAGAAATTCTGTCTGAGCAAGCACAAGAAGATTATGGAGATTCTATGAATGCTTATCTCAGAGCAGTAAGTAAGTTCTCTAAGTGAAAACTCTTATATAATAAATACATTTAGTTAATACAACACTTTAACAAGACAAACAAGGAGAAAAGCAAATGTTCCTTTCAGAACAATTGCAGAAGAAGTGGGAACCTCTCTTAGAAGCAACTGGTCTTGATCAAATCACAGACCCTTATAAGAAAGCAGTTACCGCTGTTCTGCTCGAAAACCAAGAAAGATTTTTAAAAGAAGAAAGAGGATTCCTCTCAGAAACCCCAGGTGGTTCATACACCTATTCAGGTCAATCAGGCAATGGTGCTGGTTTCTCTGGTGGTGGTAATGCTGGTGGTCCTGTAGCAGGTTTTGACCCTGTTCTGATCTCACTGATCAGACGTTCAATGCCTAATCTGGTTGCATATGATCTGGCTGGTGTTCAGCCAATGAATGGTCCTACTGGACTGATCTTTGCAATGAGAAGCAGATATGTAGATCAACAAGGTAATGAAACCTTCTTCAATGAAGTTGATACTGCATACTCAGGTCAAGATAATGGATTCAATCTGACCCAAGGTGATTACACTGGCGGTTCAGATGATGGTGCTTCAGTAGGTTTTGGTACTACTGGATTTGCTGCTGGTGGTCTTGCTGCTGGTAGCAACCCTGCTGATCTGAATGCTGCAGGAGCATCAGGAACTGAATATAGAACTGGACAGGGAATGTCCACCTATGATGCAGAGAACCTTGGGCAAGGTGATGGCAATCAGTTCAACCAGATGGCCTTCAGTATTGAGAAACTCTCAGTTACTGCAAAGTCAAGAGCACTCAAGGCTGAGTACACTCTGGAACTGGCACAAGACCTCAAGGCAATTCATGGTCTTGATGCTGAAGCTGAGTTAGCAAACATTCTCTCTTCAGAGATCCTTGCTGAAATCAACAGAGAAGTCATCAGAACTATCTACAAGATTGCTGAGCCTGGTGCTCAGACCAATGTTGCTAATGCTGGTTTCTTTGACCTTGATGTTGACTCAAATGGTAGATGGTCTGTTGAGAAGTTCAAAGGACTTCTGTTCCAGATTGAGAGAGATGCTAATGCTATTGCATACAGAACTCGTAGAGGGAAGGGCAACACCATCCTCTGCTCATCTGATGTTGCTTCAGCACTCACCATGGCAGGTCTGCTTGATTACACCCCTGCACTCAATGCTAACCTGAATGTTGATGATACTGGCAATACTTTTGCTGGTGTTCTCAATGGTAAGTTCAAAGTTTATATTGACCCATATTCTGCTAACCTTTCTGCAACTCAGTATTATGTTGTAGGTTACAAGGGAACCAATCCTTATGATGCTGGTCTGTTCTACTGCCCTTATGTACCTCTCCAGATGGTACGTGCTGTTGGTCAGGACACCTTCCAGCCTAAGATTGGATTCAAGACCAGATATGGTATGGTCTCCAACCCATTTGCTAATGGTAATGCTCCAGGAGATCTGGGTGCTATCAAGCAAAATGCTAACAGATACTACAGAAGAGTTGCTGTTAGAAACCTTATGTGAGTTCTTCTCACATTTTTTCAGGACCCCCCAAAAAGGGGTCCTTTTTTATTGAAATAAATAGTTCAAAAAATGGCAACAAGTCCTTGGGATAAACAACCAACTAATAGAAATTTACTTTCACCAGTTGGATTTAAATTTGTTTTAAATAAAGCACCTAAAGTTGATTTTTTTTCAAACTTTGCTGGAGTTCCTGCCATTACTTTAGGGTCTGCTTTACAAACTCGCTATGGGAAAAATATTGACATCCCTGGCGATAAAATGAATTTTGAAGATTTTCGTCTTAGATTTCTTGTGGATGAAGATCTTGAAAACTATATGGAAATATGGAATTGGATGACTGGTTTGGGATTTCCATATAGTTTAGAGCAATATTCAGATTTAATAGATAACTCCCCAAATCCAATTCCAGAAGAATTAAAAAATAGAGATTTTTATGAAAGATCTGATGGAACTCTTGAAATTTTAAATAGCAATTTTAATAAAAATTCCCAAGTTATTTTCAGTGGGTTATATCCAGTTTATTTGTCAGGATTGGATTTTGATGCCACAGCAGAAGATATTAGATACTTTACAGCAGAAGTTACATTTAAGTATACTTATTATAGAATTGTTAATCCAACTGGACAGAATTTATGATTTCTCTTGATGATATTCAATTGATGTGGAAAAAAGATTCAGAAATCAATATTGATGATTTGCATAATGAATCTTTAAAAGTGGCATCATTACATGCAAAATATTATGAATTTTATAACAACTTTTCACTATTAAGAAAAAAAGCAGAACTTCAATATAAAAACAAAAAATTAGAAAGATATAATTTTTATTCTGGAAAAGCAGATCCAGATGTTTATAAAGAAGAACCTTTTCCTTATAAAGTAAGGGATAAAGAAGGAATGCAGAGGCATATAGAAGCTGATGAAAAACTATCAGAAATGTTTATGAAAATAGAATATTATGATACAATATTAAAATACATTGAAGAAATTATAAAAATGATTTCTAACAGAACTTATCAAATTAAAAACTCAATTGATTTTTTGAAATTCCAATCTGGAATGTAATATGTCCAATTTAATTATATCAAAGAAAAATGAAATCTATTTGAAGATTGAATGTGAAGCTCACATAATGTATGAATTAAGTGATCAATTTACATTTGATGTTCCTGGTGCCAAGTTTATGCCTCAATTTAGAAGCAGACATTGGGATGGAAAAATACGTCTATTCAATACCCAAACTGGAGAAATCTACATTGGGTTATTGGATAAAATTATTTCTTTCTGTGATAACCATAATTATACTTTTGAATTTAATGAAAACAAATATTATGGTCTTCCTGGAGAAATAGATAACTCTATTTCAATGGAGGGCGTAAAAGATTATATGAAAAGTATATGCTCCCATGAACCAAGAGATTATCAAATTCAAGGTGTTTATGATGCATTAAAATATCAACGTAAACTTTTACTATCTCCTACAGCATCTGGTAAATCTTTGATGATTTATTCTGTAGTAAGATATTTTGTAGAACAAGGAAAGAATATACTTCTCATAGTTCCTACTACATCTCTTGTAGAACAAATGTATAAGGACTTTGAAGATTATGGATGGAACTCAGAAGAATATTGTCATAGAGTTTATGGTGGCAGCGAAAGAGTTTCCAATAAGCAAGTAACCATATCTACATGGCAATCTATCTACAAACTTGATAAAACTTATTTTAAAGATTTTAATGTAGTAATTGGGGATGAGGCACATCAATTCAAATCTAAATCATTAATCTCCATTATGTCAAAATTACATGATGCAAAATATAGATTTGGTTTTACTGGAACACTTGATGGATCTCAAACACACAAACTTGTTTTAGAAGGTTTATTTGGACCCACATACAAGTTAATTAAAACTGATGAACTTATTAAAAAAGGTTACTTATCAAAATTAAATATTAAAGTTCTTCTTCTAAAGCATGATGGACAAAAGTTTAATGATTATGAGGAAGAAGTTCAATATTTAATTACACATAACAATAGAAATAAATTTATTAAAAACCTAACCTTAGATTTAAAAGGAAATACATTAGTTCTTTTTAATAGGGTTATCACCCATGGTCAACCTTTATATGAACTTATAAATAAGGATAAGGGTGAAGATAGAAAAGTTTTTTTCATCCATGGTGGTGTGGACACTGAAGAAAGAGAATTAGTTAGAAAAATCACAGAAGAAGAATCTAATGCAATTATAGTTGCTTCTTATGGAACTTTTAGCACTGGCATTAATATTAGAAATCTGCATAATATTGTGTTTGCTAGTCCAAGTAAATCAAGAATAAGAAATCTTCAATCAATAGGAAGAGTTTTAAGAAAAGGTAAAGAAAAAGTATCAGCTACTTTATATGATATTGCTGATGATATTACCCACAACAACAAAAGAAATTATACACTCAATCATTTAGTAGAAAGAATTAAAATCTATAATGAAGAGAATTTTGATTATGAAATTATTACAATTAATATAAAAAAATAATGGAACAAGAATTTTATGCTTCAATTAAATTAGTATCTGGTGAAGAAATATTTGCCATAGTATCTCCTTCAGATGAAGATGGTAGAACCTTACTTATTTTAGAAAATCCTGTTATTATTGATCCTATAATGTCCAGACATTCTGGTATTGTTGGTTATAAGATAAAACCTTGGATGAAAATACCTGAAGATGATATTTACATCATTGATATGAATAAGGTCATCACAATGACTGAAATCTATGATGAACAAATCATTCAAATTTATAACAAATATTTAAATGATTCTCCACAAGTTAGCTTAGAGAAATCTATGGGATTCATCTCAAAGGTAGATGATGCTCGTAAAGTACTAGAGAAACTCTATAATAGTAATTAAGCCTATCCCATCCTTGAAACCCCACAGAGTTATTTTAGTCAGATATATATAACTTGTCAACCCCTTGTTAGGGATGGTATAATAAGAGAACTTAATCTTATTATAATTAGTAAAATTTAATGCATACATTAATGGCAAAAGGAAAAAAGAAATCAGAGCATTATGTAAATAATAAAGATTTTTATCAAGCACTGGTTGAGTACAATAAGAAAGTAGAAGAAGCAAAAGAAAAAGGTCTTCCCAAACCAAGAATTAGTAACTATCTTGGGGATTGTTTTTTGCGCATTGCCAATCATCTTGCATATAAGCCAAACTTTATAAACTATATGTTTAAGGATGATATGATATGTGATGGCATTGAGAATTGTGTTCAGTACATTCACAATTTTGATATAAGCAGAACAAATCCATTTGCTTATTTTACGCAAATTGTTTATTATGCCTTCTTAAGAAGAATTGCTAAAGAAAAGAAACAACTTGAAATTAAATCTAAGATCATTGAAAGGTCTGGATATGATGAAGTTTTCACTGCAGATGTATCTAGTATTGGTGGTGATTACTCAGACATGAATGGTATTAAAGATAGTATTAATTATAGATTTCAATAATGAAAGTTGCCATTATTACTGATACTCATTATAACTTTAAAAAAGGAAATAAAGTTTTTCATGAGTATTTTGAAAAGTTTTACAAAGAAGTATTTTTTCCAACTTTAAGAAAATATAAAATTGATACAGTCATCCATATGGGTGATATGTTTGATAATAGAAAATCTACTGATTACTGGAGTATTGATTGGACTAAGAGAGTTATTCTTGAACCTTTAAAAAAATATAAGGTTCATGTTATTTTAGGCAATCATGATATTTTTTATAAAAATACTACAAAACTCAACAGTCCTATGTTACTGTTGAATGAATATAAGAATATTAAAGTGTACGATAAACCTTCTACTGTAAGTGTTGGTGAACATAATATATTTTTTATTCCTTGGATTACACCAGAGAGTGAGCAGGATACTCTTGAGGCAATCAGAAATACCCCTGCAAGGGTTGCTATGGGACATTTAGAACTAAGTGGGTTCTATGTCAATAAAACCAACTTACAGCAGCATGGAATGGATAGGTCAATATTCAGTAAATTTGATAAAGTATTTTCTGGACATTATCATATGAGAAATGATGATGGCAAAATCTTTTATCTAGGAAATCCCTATCAATTATATTGGTCTGACTATAATGATCAAAGAGGATTTACTATCTTTGATACTGAAACACATGAACTAACTAGGATTGATAATCCATATGAAATGTTCAAAATGTGTTATTATGATGAAGATAATGTAGAAACAGATTTGTCTTTATATGAAGGATGTATTGTCAAATTAGTAGTTAAAAATAAAACAGATCAAAAGAAATATGAAAAGTTTTTAGATAACCTTATTAAAACTGAACCATATGAATTAAAGGTTATAGAAAACATCCAGATTAATTCTGATTTTGATGCTGATGATTTAGTTGAAAGTGAAGACACTTTAACACTGTTAAAAAGATATGTTGATGAATCTGAAATTAAGTTAAATAAGAATAGGATTAAAGATTTGATTCAATCCATCTATAAAGAGTCATTTCAATTACAATAATGTATATACTAACAGTTACAACAGGTCACGAAACTGAAGGAGCATATGCTGTAGAAAATAAGCATGGCGAAAAAGTTCTTTATATGTTTGAAGAAGAAGATGATGCTATTAGATATTGTAATATGTTGGGAGAACTTGAGTATCCAGATATGGAAGTGACTGAGGTTGATCCTAAAGTTGCATTCATGGCTTGTGACCATTTAAACTATCAGTATGCTATAATTACTCAAGATGATATTGTGATTCCACCTGATTATGTTAAAGTTCAAAACTCTAAGATTTAAAAATTTCTTATCATCTGGTAATCAATTTACAGAGATTGAATTAAACAAAACAAAATCAACACTTATTGTGGGTCACAATGGGTCAGGAAAAAGCACAATGTTGGATGCTTTGACGTTTGTTTTGTTTAATAAACCTTTTAGGAAAATTAGTAAAACACAATTAGTCAATACCATTAATGAAAAAGAATGTGTTGTTGAAGTTGAATTTAGTATAGGTAAAAATAATTGGAAATTAATAAGGGGAATAAAACCAACAATATTTGAAATTTATAAAAATAAAAAACTTTTAGATCAACTTGCTTCTGCTAATGATCAACAAAAGTGGTTGGAGCAATCTGTATTAAAACTTAATTACAAATCATTTACACAAATTGTAGTTCTTGGTTCTTCTAATTTTGTGCCATTTATGCAACTCTCTTCGCAACATAGGAGAGAAGTTGTAGAGGATTTGCTTGATATCAAAGTATTCTCTTCTATGAATGATATCTCTAAATTTAAAATTAAAGAATTAAAAGATGAAATAAAGGAATACTCTTATAAAAAGGAAAATGTAGAAGATAAAATTGAATCACAAGAAACTCTTATAGGTGAACTAGAAAAAAGAAACTCTGCTGATATAAAAGAAAAGCAAAATAATCAAACAAATATAGAATCAGTAATAGAATCTTTAAATGCAAAAAATGCATCTTTGTCTTATTCAACTGATCTTAAACAAGAAGAATTAAAATCTTTTTTAAATTCTTCTTCAAAGTTAAAAAAATTAGAAGGATTGAAAATAAAATTACTTCAAAAAGTATCTACTATTACAGAAGATCAAACTTTTTTTAAAGATAATGTGGTTTGCCCTACATGCACGCAAAATCTGGATGAAAGTTTTAGGTTAAATAAGATTGCAGACATAGATAAAAAATCATCCGAACTTAAATCTGCTTGTGAAGAACTTGAAGTAACTATTCAAGAAGAGCAAAATAATGAATCTAAATTTTTAGAAATTACAAAGGAGATTACTCAACTCAATAATGAAATCAATAGTAACAATATTAAAATTTCTGAACTTACGAAGCAAGTCGGAAACTTACAAAAAGAAATTCAAGGACTTATCACCAGAAATAAGGACACTAATATTGAACATGAAAAGTTAATTTCCCTAAAACAAAATTTAGAAGACATACAAGAAGACATAGCAAATAAAAAAGAAGAACTTTCCAACTATGAATTTATTCATCTTTTATTAAAAGATGATGGTGCAAAAACAAAAATCATTAAAAAATATCTTCCAATTATTAATCATAACTTAAATAAGTTTCTTGAGATAATGGAGTTTCCTGTAAACTTCACTCTAGATGAAGAATTTAATGAAAAATCTTTAAATCCAATTTATGAAGATTTTTCTTATTCTTCATTTAGTGAAGGGGAAAAAATGCGAATAGATTTATCTTTACTGTTCACATGGAGAGAAGTTGCCAAACTTAAAAATTCTATCAACACAAATCTATTGATTTTAGATGAAGTATTTGATAGTTCTTTGGATGAATCTGGGACAGATTATTTTACTAAAATTATCAAATATATTATAACTGATTCTAATACATTTGTAATTTCTCATAAGGTAGATGATTTATATGATAAGTTTGATAGGACTATTAGGTTTCAAAAGCAAAAAGGATTTGGAGTTATGGTTGACTTTTACTGACCTATCAAGTATTATGGTATTTGATTAATTGTAAATTTTATTATGTTTGGCCCTGAGGATGAACAAAATTATAGTAAAATGGTCAATAAGGGGTACATCATGACTGCTGATGGATTCTGGATCCCGCCAGAAATTAATACTATGAATTTAACTATGACAGACAATAAAAATCAAAATGGATTTTGGAAATATAATGAAGACAAAATCCTAAAACAACTTGAAGAATATATTTCAGGCACTTATAGTCAACATTATGTTGATAGAACTGGAGGTGGAACTGAACAAACACTTGACAAGATTAAACACAATAGACGTGAAGGTTTTTGTGCTGGTAATGTAACTAAGTACATTGATCGTTATGATACCAAAGGAACACCTCGTGCAGATCTTTTTAAGGTCCTGCATTATACAATTCTTTTGATTAATCATCTTAATCTTGTTGAAAATAAATGAAACTCAAAGAGCATACTATGAAACTGTCTGAAAATACTATTAACATTCTGAAGAATTTTTCTTCTATTAATCAATCTATTCTTATTAAAGCAGGTTCTAAAATTAGAACTATTTCTGTAATGAAGAATATTTTTGCTGAAGCACAAGTAGAAGAAGAATTTCCAAAAGATATTGCAATTTATGATCTTAATCAATTTCTTGGTGGTTTGAGCCTTCATAAAGATCCTGATCTAGATTTTACTAATGATTCTTATATCACAATTAAAGAAGGTAAGCGTAGGGTAAAATATTTCTATGCAGATCCTGAGGTGATTGTTTCTCCTCCAGATAAGAATATGGATCTTCCTTCTCAAGATATTTGTTTTCAATTGGATCATTCTCAACTGAGTCAGTTGATTAAAGCATCTGGAGTTTATGGTCTTACTGATCTATCTGTAATTGGGGGCAGTGGAGTTATTCGTTTGGTTGTAAGAGATAAGAATAATGATACTTCTAATGAATATTCACTTGTAGTTGGTGAAACTGATTGTGATTTTGTTTTCAATTTTAAAGTTGAAAACATTAAGATTGTTCCTGGTTCTTATGATGTTGTAATTTCTCAAAAGAATGTTGCAAAATTCATTAATGAAAAGTACAATTTGATTTACTTTATTGCCTTGGAACCTGACTCAACCTTTGGTTGATTTTATTATAAACTTAATTGGTCTTAATTATGCGTGATGAATTCTTGTGGGTAGAAAAATATCGCCCAAAGAAAATTGAAGATTGTATTTTAACTGAAAGTATTAAGAAAACCTTTAATGATTTTTTAAGTAAGGGTGAAATTTCAAATTTGCTTCTTTGTGGTCCTCCTGGGATTGGAAAAACTACAGTAGCAAAGGCACTGTGCAATGAATTGGGAGTGGATTTTTATGTCATCAATGGATCTGATGAAGGACGATTTTTGGACACGGTACGGAACCAAGCAAAAAACTTTGCTTCGACCGTCTCACTTCAAGCAACTGGTAAACACAAAGTCATCATCATTGATGAGGCAGATAACACAGGGAACGACGTACAACTCCTACTACGGGCTAATATTGAGACGTTTCATAAGAACTGCAGATTTATTTTCACCTGTAACTACAAAAACAAAATCATTGAACCTCTCCACTCCAGATGTGCAGTTGTTGAGTTCAGTATCAAAGGGAAAGAAAAAGCACAGTTGGCAGGATCCTTCTTCAAGCGTATACAAGACATCTTGGATGCAGAGAGCATCAAATATGATCAAAAAGTCCTTGCAGAATTAATTAACAAACACTTCCCAGATTGGCGTAGAGTTTTAAATGAATGTCAAAGATATTCTGTTAGTGGAGAAATAGATAGTGGAGTTCTTGCATCTTTTTCTGATATTGCAGTAAATGACCTTATTCAACATCTCAAAAGTAAAAATTTTGCAGAGGTTAGAAAGTGGGTTGTTGCTAACCTAGACAATGATCCTGGGATAGTTCTTCGTAAGATTTATGATACTTGCTATACCTGTCTTTCTCCCCAATCTATTCCTGCTGCAGTTCTTATTATTGCTAAGTATCAATATCAAATTGCATTTGTGGCAGATCAAGAAATAAATCTTTTAGCAGCATTAACTGAAATTATGGTGGAGTGTAATTTTAAATGAGACCTGAAACAAGACACGCAATGGAAATGTTATTTACTGCTAAGTGGAATCTTCCTCAAGCAGCAAAACACTGCAATCTTACCAATAAAGAATGTAAGATTGTTTTTAATGAGTATTGTAATTTTCATCCTAAAACTTATGATCAACCCTCAACTATTTGATTTTCCTTCCATCTTTGGAGTTATAAAATCTACAGATGGATTAAAAAGGAATCAAACTCGTCCTTTGAGAGCAGAAGTTCAGGAAATTGCAATTGCTAAGTATAGTGGTGGTCAATTGCAATATATTGGAGATCAAGAAAATGGAAGAGATTTTTATGGTTTAATAGATAAACTTTATTATGAATCTAAAGGTATGGATGGAATGTTTCAAAAAACAGTTCCATACACTAAACAAATTACTTTAAAAAACTTTCAGGGTAATAATTTAGGTCTTCCTAAAAAAACTTTTGATTACATGCTTCTCTGGGATACTAAAAATTATACAGTTGGTATTTGTAGTTGGGATGCTTGTATGAAACATACTGTTGTTAAAGATGCAACAGTTGTTTTTAGAGTTGATTATAGTGACATTACTTTTTTGGCCCAAAATATTTCTCCAATAAAGAAACAAGATTTTTCTATCAAACTTTATCAATTAATTGAACAATTAGTATGAAATCTTTAAAAACACCTCTTCGTTATCCTGGGGGCAAATCTAGAGCAGTCCCAAAATTGGCACAATACTTTCCAAATCTTAAAGATTGTTATGGAGAGTTTCGTGAACCATTTCTTGGTGGTGGAAGTGTTGCAATTTACATCACCAAGATGTTTCCTTTGTTAGATATTTGGGTAAATGATCTTTATGAACCTCTTGTGAACTTCTGGCAGCAACTCCAGATGTTTGGATATGATTTGCAGAATGAACTAGTTGACTGTAAACTTGCTCATAATACTCCAGAACTAGCAAGAGAGTTATTTGTAAAATCAAAGGATCATATTAATGATAAAACTCAATCAAACTTCAATCGTGCTGTTGCTTTTTATATTGTTAATAAATGTTCTTTTAGTGGACTCACAGAGAGTTCATCTTTTTCAGAGCAAGCAAGTAACTCCAATTTTTCCTTGCGTGGGATTTACAAATTAAAAGAATACTCAGAGTTGATTGCAAATTGGAGTATTACCAATTATTCTTATGACTACCTCATGGATGGGGACACAGGTGCTTTTATGTATCTTGATCCTCCTTATGACATTAAGGACAATCTCTATGGCAACAGAGGATCAATGCACAAAGGATTTGATCACGATAAGTTTGCTATTGATTGTGATTCTAATAATATGGATATGATGGTCAGTTATAATTCAACTCAGTTGATCAAAGAAAGATTTAATACATGGAAAGCAATTGAATTTGCTCATACTTATACTATGAGATCTGTTGGTGAGTACATGAAAGATCAACATGAACGAAAAGAATTGATTTTGATTAATTATGAGTTATGAATTGAAAGATTGGTTGAACTCAATCAATCAAAATAAAAAAAATATTATGGACGAAGATTCTTCCTCTATAAAAGATTATGCACCTTACATTATTAACAGATGTTTGTCTGGACACATTGATTGTTTAATGTATGTTAATGAGATGAATAAGTATCACTCATTAGATAAAAAGTTGCAATATGACTTTCTTATAAATATTATCAGAAACAAGAAGAGATATTCTCCTTGGTTAAAACAAGAAAAAATCAAAGACCTTGAAGTAGTTAAATCTTACTATGGTTATAGTAATGAAAAGGCAAAACAAGCTTTGAGAATTCTATCTGAAGAACAACTTAATTTTATTAAACAAAAACTTGAAACTGGAGGAAAAAGATGAGTGTTGTTAATGAACCAGAAGTGAAATGGTCTCCAAACCAAATGGTAGAAGTTACCCTAAATGAACCTGATGATTTTCTGAAAGTTCGTGAAACTCTTACTAGAATTGGGGTTGCATCTAGAAAGGAAAAAAAGATCTATCAATCTTGCCACATTTTGCATAAGCAAGGTAGATATTACTTAGTGCATTTTAAGGAATTGTTTGCTCTTGATGGTAAACATGCAAATCTTACTCTAAATGATGTTCAGAGACGTAATAGAATTGCTCAACTTCTTGCTGATTGGGGTCTTGTCACTATCAATGATGTGACTAAAATTCAAGACATTGCACCATTAAATCAAATTAAAGTCCTTTCTTATAAAGATAAGGATGAGTGGATTCTTGAAACAAAATACAATATTGGATCTAAGAAAAAAAGAGTAGAGGAAACAGAATAATTTTGTAGGGAGTTCAACACTCCCTTTTTTATTGGATGTGATATAATTAGTATTGGATGCCTTAGGGGTCCACAAAACAAACCTCGCTTTTAAAGGAGATACTAAAATGACTAATCTTATGAGATATACTGCGTCTGATCTTCCTACTTTAATGGACAAGATCACTCGTAATAGTATTGGGATGGATGAGTATTTTGATAGATTGTTTAATCTTCATGAAACTTCTTCTAACTATCCTCCTTATAATTTGGTGCAAATAAATAACGTTGAATCTCGTCTAGAGATTGCACTAGCAGGATTTAAGAAGGGAGAGGTATATGTCTTCACAGAGTATGGAAAACTTTTTGTCGAAGGGCAAAAATCAGATGCCGAATCTGAGGGAACATTTGTCCATAAGGGATTGGCTAGCAGAAGTTTCAAGAGGGCATGGACACTCTCGGACGATACAGAAGTCAGAGAAGTCATCTTTGAAGATGGACTACTTGTCATTCGACTAGGAAAGATTGTTCCTGAACATCATTCTAGAAAAGATTATCTATAAATATTATTGAATATCGTCGCTGCTGGGGGAGGGATGACTAAGACCATCCATTCCCCCTTTTTTATAAATACCAATAAAAGCGATAGATGAAAACATATAAAGGATTCTTTGGAGAATCTATATCATTCCAAATACATGATACTTTAAATCCCACTTTCTGGGATGGTGAAAAGTTGCGTCCAAAAGTTAGAATGCAACTTAAAAAAGTTGCTGCAGCATGGGTAGATTATGCTGGAATTGATAAAGGTTCTGTAGAAGATATTCTACTTCTTGGTGGTAATGCAGGATATAACTATACAAAATATTCTGATTTAGATTTGCATGTTGTTATTGATAAAAGTAAATCTCCAAATTGCCCAGATCTTTTGGATGATTACTTCAAAGATAAAAAACAACTTTGGACCCTAACACATGATGTTACAATCTATGGACATTCAGTTGAACCTTACATTGAAGAAGTTGGAAAGAAGAGAAGAAAAAATCAAGGTGTATACTCAATTAAATATAATAAATGGGTAGTATTTCCTGGAAAATTTAATGGGACTGTTGATAAGGACTTGCTAAAAACCAAAGTTAATGATATGATTAGTAAGATTAACAGTGTCATTGCGCACTCAAATAATGTTTCAGTATTGGAAAATCTTCTGAAAAAGATCAGAGATATGAGAAATGCTGGACTAGATAAATCTGGTGAGTTTGCCTTTGAAAATCTTGTTTTCAAAGAATTAAGAAACAAAGGATACATAGACAAACTTGCAGATCACATTTTAAAATTACAAGATAAAACACTTACTTTGGAAAATTATGTCTGTTAAACTTTTGATTCTTAAATCATATGAGGATGTTGTTGCTGATGTAAAAGAAATGATTTCGGGCGACAAGGTTATTGGATATGTTCTTAATAATCCTTACCTTGTTAGATTGGAAGAAAGTAATGAAGAACTTCCTGCAAGAGTTTCTTTTTATCCTTATGCAGTATTATCTAAAGATAAAAATATTCCCATTCCATGTGACTGGGTAGTTTCTATTCTTGAACCACTTGATGAAGTTAAAAATTCCTATTTGGAGAGATTGAATGAAAAACCTGAAGATTCTAATCCTGAAGAATGATACCATTCTGATTACTGAAATTGATGAAGTAGAATCTGAACTTGGAGAACCAGATTGTAAACTGATTAATCCTTGTGCAATGTTCATATCAGATGCTTCGAGTTATTATATGAAAAAATGGCCTATTTTTGTGGATCAAAGAGAGATTATGATCCACTCTGATTCTATTCTTACTATTGTTGATCCAAAACCAGATCAAATTGAACTTTATTTGAAAACTATTAAATGAAATATTATACTAATGTAGTTCTTGTTGGAAATGAAATACTTTCCAGAGGTTTTAACAATGGTGAACATTTTAAAAACAGGGAAATGTTTTACCCTACATTATTTGTTCCCAGCAAAAAGAAGACAAAATATAAAACTCTTGAGGGAAATTATGTTGAAGAAATTAAACCTGGAACCATTAGAGAAACTAGAGAATTCATTAGTAAATATGAAAATGTAGAAAATTTCCAAATTTATGGAAACACAAGGTATATCAATCAGTATATTTCTGAGACATATCCTGGAGAAGTAAAGTTTGATATTACTAAAATTAAGTTAATTACCATTGACATTGAGGTAGCATCTGAGAAAGGATTCCCAGATGTGGAATCATGTGAGGAAGAACTCCTTACTATTTCTATTCAAGATTATGCTACCAAAAATATTCTTACTTGGGGAGTTAGACCATTTGTTAATACAAACCCAAAGGTAAAATATTTCCAATGTAATGGAGAAGCAGATCTGTTAGATCAGTTTATGTTCTATTGGGAATCTAATCACCCAGAGGTTATTACTGGATGGAATAGTGATTTCTATGACATTCCATATTTGTATGGACGTCTTTGTAAAGTTCTTGGCGAAAAGGTTGCCAAACAAATTTCTCCCTGGGGAATTGTAACTGAGGGAGAACTTATTGTTAATGGTAGAACTCACAAAGTATATGATATTGCTGGGGTTACTCTACTTGATTATTTGAATCTATACAAAAAGTTTACATATACTAATCAAGAATCTTATAGATTGGATCATATTGCCAATGTAGAACTTGGTCAGAAAAAACTGGACCACAGTGAGTATGACACCTTTAAAGAGTTCTATACTAAGGACTGGCAAAAGTTTGTAGAATACAACATCAAGGACGTGGAACTTGTTGACCGTTTGGAAGACAAGATGAAACTAATTGAACTTGCCATTACTATGGCATATGACTCAAAGGGTAATTATACTGATGTATTTTATCAGGTGAGGATGTGGGATTCTATCATTTACAATTATCTAAAAGAAAGGGATATTGTTATTCCTTTTAAAAAAGAAAATAGAAAAGATCAAAAATATGCTGGTGCATATGTAAAAGATCCTGTTGTAGGAAGGCATGATTGGGTGGTGTCTTTTGACCTTAATAGCCTATACCCACACCTTATTATGCAATACAATATAAGTCCTGAAACTTTGATTGAGGATAAATTCCTTAACATCTCAGTTGATAAAGTTCTTAAAAAACAAATTAATATTCCAGAAGATTTTCCATATGCAGTTTGTGCAAATGGATCTATGTATAGGAAAGATGTTCGTGGATTCCTTCCAGAACTGATGGACAAAATCTACAAAGATAGAACTGTATACAAAAAGAAGATGCTTGCTGCCCAACAGCAATATGAAAAGACACCTACCAAAGAATTGGAAAAGGAAATCTCCAGGTGTAAGAACATCCAAATGGCAAGAAAGATTCAATTGAATTCTGCTTATGGTGCTGTTGGTAATGAGTACTTTAGGTACTATAAATTGGAAAATGCTGAAGCAGTTACTCTTTCTGGACAAGTTTCAATCCGTTGGATTGAAGATAAAATGAATACCTATCTCAATAAAATTCTTAAAACTAAGGATGTTGATTATGTCATTGCTTCTGATACTGATTCCATTTATCTTAATATGGGTCCTTTGGTTGAAACTATATTCAAGGGAAGAGAGAAAACTACTGAAGGCATTGTCTCGTTCCTTGATAAGATCTGTAAGGTGGAATTTGAAAAGTATATTGAAAGTTCTTACCAAGAATTGGCTGACTATGTAAATGCATATGATCAAAAGATGCAGATGAAGAGGGAAAACATTGCAGAAAGAGGTATCTGGACTGCAAAGAAAAGATACATTCTGAATGTGTGGGACAGTGAAGGTGTTAGGTATTCTGAACCTAAACTTAAGATCATGGGTATGGAAGCTGTTAAGTCCTCAACACCAGCACCTTGCAGGTCTATGATTAAGGAAGCATTTAAAATTATTATGACTAAAACTGAAGATGATATGATTGAATATATCAACAACAGTAGAAAGTATTTTTATAGCCTTCCTCCAGAAGAAATTTCTTTCCCAAGATCTGCCAACAATATCAATAAATACAAGTCCTCTGTATCAATTTACGAAAAAGGAAGTCCTATTCACATTAGAGGGGTTCTGTTGTATAATCACTATATTAGGGAAAAAAAGTTGGACAATAAGTATCCTATTATTAATAATGGTGAGAAAATTAAATTTTGTTATCTTAAAAAAGCAAACCCAATTAGAGAGAATGTTATCTCCTTTATTCAACAATTTCCCAAAGAATTAAATCTTAACAAGTATGTTGATTATGAACTTCAATTTGATAAAAGTTTTTTGGAACCTTTAAAAACCATTCTTCAGTGTATTGGTTGGGGCACTGAAAAGAAAAACACATTAGAATTCCTTTTTAGTTAACTATGGACTTTTTAAAAGATATTGTAAAAGAAATTGGTGGAGAATATGCTTCTCTTGCATCAGACATTGATGAATCTGAAACTTTTGTGGATACAGGTTCGTACATTTTTAATGCTCTTGTATCCGGCAGTATATTTGGTGGTGTATCTGGTAATAAAATTACTGCAATCGCAGGTGAAAGTTCTACAGGAAAAACTTTCTTTTCTCTGGCAGTTCTTAAAAATTTCCTTGATAATAATCCTACTGGATATTGTTTGTATTTTGATACTGAAGCAGCAGTAACTAAATCAATGCTTAAAAGTAGAGGACTTGATATTTCAAGGGTAGTGGTTATTAATGTAGTAACTATTGAAGAGTTTAGATCTAAGGCACTTAAAGCAGTAGATTTATATCAAAAGAAGAAACCTGAAGATCGTAATCCTTGTATGTTTGTTCTTGATTCTCTTGGTATGCTTTCTACTTCAAAGGAAATTGAAGATAGTTTGAATGATAAACAGGTTAGAGACATGACTAAATCTCAACTTGTAAAAGGTGCATTTAGAATGCTTACTCTTAAATTAGGTCAAGCAAACATTCCTATGATTGTAACTAATCATACCTATGATGTAGTTGGATCATATGTTCCAATGAAAGAAATGAGTGGTGGTTCTGGTCTTAAATATGCAGCATCTACTATCATCTATCTTTCTAAGAAAAAAGAAAAGGATGGAACAGAAGTTATTGGAAATATTATTAAGGCAAAGACCCACAAATCTAGATTAAGTAAAGAAAATAAAGATGTAGAAATTAGATTGTTTTATGATGAAAGGGGACTAGATAAGTATTATGGTCTTTTAGAACTAGCAGAAAAGTATGAAATATTTAAAAAAGTGGGAACTCGTTATGATGTGGGAGACGGCACAACTCAATTTGGAAAAACTATTAATGAAAATCCAGAAAAGTATTTCACCCCAGAAATAATGCAAGCACTTGATGAAGCTGCAAAACAAGAATTTAGTTATGGAGGATGATGGAAAAAGTAGAAACTACTATCTTAAGAAATTTACTTTTTAATAATGAATACTGTAGGAAAGTTCTTCCTTTCCTTAAAACTGAATACTTTGAAAATATTCATGAGAAAGTAGTTTTTGAAGAGATCTGTAAGTTTATTGTTGCTTATGATGATCTTGCTACTAAAGAAGTTCTTTTAATTGAAACAGAAAAAAGAACAGATATTACAGAAGATACTTACAAAACTATTTGTGAATACATCTATACTCTTGATGATTCATCTGCAGATAAGCAATGGTTAATTGATACTACAGAAAAGTGGTGTAGAGATAGAGCAATTTATCTTGCACTTATGGAAAGTATTAAAATTGCAGATGGGCAAGATGAAAAAAAGTCAAGAGATTCTATTCCATCCATTCTTCAAGAAGCACTTGCTGTTGGATTTGATAACAACATTGGACACGATTATTTAAAGGACTATGAACAAAGATATGATTCATACCACAGAAAAGAAAACAAAATCCCATTTGATTTGGAGTATTTCAACAAAATCACAAAGGGTGGTCTCCCTAACAAAACTCTCAATATCGCACTTGCTGGTACAGGCGTCGGGAAATCTTTATTCATGTGCCATGTGGCTAGCTCCGTCTTGCTCCAAGGACGGAACGTACTGTACATTACGCTTGAAATGGCAGAAGAGCGCATTGCAGAAAGGATTGACGCTAACCTCTTGAATGTAAACATTAAAGATATTCAAGATCTGCCAAAACCAATGTTTGATACCAAGGTAAATGCCCTTGCTAAGAAAACACAAGGTACTCTGATTATTAAAGAGTATCCAACTGCATCAGCACACTCTGGGCATTTCAAGGCACTTCTTAATGAACTGGCACTTAAGAAATCATTTAGACCTGACATTATTTTCATTGACTATCTTAATATTTGTGGTTCCTCTAGATATAAGGCAAACTTTTCTGTAAATTCTTATTCATATGTCAAAGCAATTGCTGAAGAACTCAGAGGACTTGCAGTTGAATGTAATGTCCCAATCGTATCTGCTACACAAACTACTAGGAGTGGTTATGGTAATAGTGATGTCGATCTCACTGATACCAGTGAATCTTTTGGTTTGCCAGCTACTGCTGATCTTATGTTTGCTCTCATCAGTACAGAGGATTTGGAGCAAATGGGACAAATTATGGTGAAGCAATTAAAAAATAGATATAATGATCCTACCATCAATAAGAGATTCGTTGTTGGTATTGATAGAGCAAAGATGCGTCTCTATGATGTAGAGCAGAGTGCTCAACAGGACATACTTGACTCTGGACAAGAAGAAGAGTATACTTTTAAAGAAGAATCCAAAAAAGAAAAATTCGCAAATTTTAAATTCTCATGATTGAAAAAGTTGATTTTAACAAGTACCAACATTTTGTAGATGCAGTAACATCTGATGCATCTAAAGATTTTGTATCATTTTCTGATAGAATTGTAGAATTGGATGGCAAAGGTGCTAACATTGAACGCCTTCTTACTGCTGGAGTGGGTATCAATGCTGAAGGTGGGGAGTTCCTTGAGATCATTAAGAAAATGATTTTCCAAGGTAAATCTTGGAATGAAGATAACAAAGACCATTTGATCACAGAACTTGGAGATCTGATGTGGTATGTTATGCAAGCATGTATTGCACTTGAAGTTCCTATTGATTATGTGGTTTCAAGGAATGTAGATAAAC